CCCCCGCCGCTCAGGTGCGGAGCAAGTCCGCCCCCCGCGGCCCTCCGATGAAGATGCCAGCGCCCCCGGCGGGGATGGGCATGGCGGCTCTGTGCTCCACGCCTACCTCTTCGAGCGTCTGCCCAAGCTGCTGAACGAAAAGGGCCGCAAGCTGGCCCTCGCCGCCCCTCGCGGGGAAGCCAAGTCAACAATCTGCTCACAGATATTCGTCATCTGGTGCGTAGTGCATGGCCGCGTCCACTACGTTCCGATTATCCAAGATGCTTATGACCAAGCGGCGCAGATGCTGGAGGCCGTCAAGGTTGAGCTAGAGGCCAACCCGCGCCTCCTGATGGACTTTCCAAAAGCATGTGGCCAAGGGCGCGTGTGGAACGCAGGGATAGCCATAACCGCCAACGACATCAAGCTACAGGCATTGGGTTCGGGCAAGAGGCTGCGCGGCCTCCGCCACGGCCCCTACCGCCCGGATCTCGTCATCCTTGACGACATCGAAAACGACCAGAACGTGGCCACGCCCGAACAGCGGGTGAAGCTGGAGACTTGGCTCAACAAGGCCGTCTTGAAACTCGGCCCCCCCGACGGCTCATTGACGGTACTCTACATCGGCACCATACTCCACTACGACAGCGTTCTGGCCAGAACCCTCAAAAAGCCCACATGGGAGTCCCGCACATTCAAGGCCGTCATCGAATGGCCCCACCGCATGGACTTGTGGGACAAATGGGGCGAGATTCTCCACAATGGACAATTGACAATGGACAATGGACAATGCAAAAAAGATGCGGCCAAAGGCCGCGCCGCAATTGTCAATTGTCAACTGTCAATTGTCAATTTGTCGCCAGAGGCCGCAGCGCTGGAGTTTTACCAGAAGCACAAAAAAGAGATGGACGCTGGGGCAATAGTCTCTTGGCCCGACAAGAGGCCCCTGTATTCCCTGATGCTGGAGCGGTACACAGACCGCAACGCCTTTGATTCAGAGTTTCAGAACGACCCCATAAGCAGCACGGACGCCACATTTTCCGATGTCACCATGTGGATTCAGGAAGACCCCTCTTGGGTGTTCTTTGGCGCGGTTGACCCCTCCTTGGGCAAAACAGGCAAGCGCAGCGACCCATCGGCCATACTCGTGGGCGGCTTCAACAGGGCCACTGGTGTGCTGGACGTTATAGAGGCCAAGATAGCCAAGAGGCTGCCCGATAAAATTATCGAGGATATTATCGAGTTGCAAACCCGATACCGCTGCATGGCTTGGGCGGTTGAGGCAGTGCAGTATCAGGAGTTTTTGCGCTCCGAGCTTGTGAAGCGCGGCGCGGCCAGGGGCGTCCCGATACCCGCCATGCCAATTGTCCCGAACAAGAACAAGGCGATGAGGATTGAATCCCTGCAGCCGCACGTCCTGAACGGCCTGATCAGGCTGCACCCCAGCCAGACCGTGCTGCTACAGCAGTTGAGGCACTGGCCAAAGGGCGACCACGATGACGGCCCCGACTGCCTTGAAATGCTGTGGGGGCTGGCCCAGAGGTCGGGCTGCCTCGACACCCCCAAGACCAGCGGGCGGACTAGGGAAATGTCGAATTTGCGGGGCTATCTGTGAGCTATCGTCATCTGCGGCAGCCGCGCCAACTGCTCCCCCGTCCGCTCAATTTTTCCAACGGAGGCTAAATGCTTGACAACTTCCCCTATCTTGTAGGTGCCGATGGGCGCCCTGTACCCGCACCCGCAGACCAAGGGGCCGCCCCTCCCGTCCCCTGCAAGTGGTCCATGACATTTGGGGCAATATGGGATTTCACTATATCCTCCGTCGACCTTTCTGACGAGGATGCCAGAGTCTTCAACAAACGCTTCGGAAGCTGCCCTGAATTCGTCCAGGGCCTCCTTGCGCTGCGTCTCCATCTTTATTCCAAGCTGGCGCACTTTTTCCTCAAGAAGTTCCTTCTCCTTGACCGCAAGTTCGAGGGCTTTTTCAAGGCGAGCTACAACGCCCCCCTTCCCCGTCAGCGAGTCGAGCTTCCCCCTGAGGTCAGTGATTGTCCCGTGAGATTTTATCGCGTAAACGACCAGCCCTGCGACAATGCCCAGCAGCCCGGCGACGAGGGTTAAAAGAATGGCGCTCATGCCCGATTCCCGCAATTATGGTGCCACGCACAGCGCCGGCCGTCTATTGGAGTGACCCTATGAGCAAGAAGAGCAAGAACCGCGTGAGCAAGGCGGTGCCAATGCCGTCCGTGCAGATCATCGCTGGCTTCGAGCGCGACATCTTTACCAAGGTTTTTCAAGGTCTGCTGAAGCCAGGGGACGACACGCTTGCCCAGCAGGGCTCCGGCAAGGGGCTGGCAATCTATGACGAGATAGAGAGGGACTGCCACGCCTACGCCGTTTTGCAGAAGCGCAAGATGGCGGTGGTCTCGTTCCCTTGGGAGATTGACCCCGCCAGCGAGGACGCGGCGGACGTGGCGGCGGCGGACGGCATAAGGGAGATGCTGGAGGCGGTCAGCATTGACGGCCTGACGCTCGACCTGCTGGACGCAGTATTGAAAGGCTATGCCGTCTCGGAGGTCGAGTGGGACCCGGAAACGTGGACGCCGCTCAAGTTCCACCCCCGCGACCAGAGGCGCTTTGTCTTTGACGCGGAGGGCAAGCCAAGGCTGCTGACACCCGAAAATAAGCAAGACGGAATCCCGCTGCCAGAGCGCAATTTCATCGTTCACCGCTTTGGCGCCAAGAACGGGAACCCTTACGGGCTGGGCCTCGGCACGAGGCTGTTCTGGCCAGCTTTTTTCAAGCGGCGCGGAATAGCGTTCTGGCTGGCCTTCGCCGAGAAATACGGCGGCCCGACCTTGCTGGGCAAATACCCAGATTTCATGGACGAGGGCAAGCAACGGGCGCTATTAGACGCCCTGCACAGGGCCAGCCAGGAGACGGCCATCGTCACGCCCCTCGGAACCGAGGTGGAGATGCTGCAGGCGGCCCAGAGCGGCTCCATTGAAACCTACGAGCGGCTGGCGCAGTACATGGACGAGGAGATGTCCAAGGCCGTGCTGGGCGAGACCCTGACCACCAAGATGGGCGACACAGGCAGCTACGCCGCCAGCCAGACCCACAACGGCGTGAGGATGGAGCTTGTCAGGGCCGATGCAGACCTACTGAGCGCGACCCTGAACGAAACCCTTTTGACCTGGCTGACAGAGTTCCACTTCCCAAACGCTGCCCCCCCAAGGCTGTGGCGGCGCATAGAAGAGAGCCAGAACACAAAGGCGGAGGCGGAAAAGGACGTGCTGGTGAAGTCCCTTGGCTATGCCCCGGACGAAAAGTATATTCAAGAAAAGTATGGCAATGGGTGGGTCAAGGCGCAGGGCGGCTTTGAAGACGAGGGGTTAGGGTTCAGGGATCAGGGTTCAGAGGCCGCGCCGGGCGAACTTGCTTCGCCCCTAGCGGTCGGGGGGGCTGGGGGGGAATCGGGCGAAGCCCGCCCCCCAGATGGCATTGCCGAAGCGAACCCCGCCTTGATCCCAACAGGCGGCACGACAGTCCAGGACACGGCCCTCAACGGAGCGCAGGTGTCGGCCCTCCTGCAAATCATAGAGCAGGTGGCGCAGGGCCGCATCCCCAAGGAATCAGCGGGGCCGATAATCAGGGCCAGCTTCCCCGCAATCCCGCAAGAAACAATCAACGACATGCTTGGGCCGTTGGAGGTCAAACCACCCACGCCATCGGCGCAGCCACCAGCCGCGCCGATGGTCTCCGAGCAATCCGAACTAGATGCCAGATTTTCAGAATTCGACCACAAATTTGACACGATAACAGAAAGGCAGGACACAGCCAATGAGGCACTGGAAAAGCTGCTTGAGTTACGCAGATGCCAGACGGCCAACAAGTGGGAGCAGGTACCCGCACTGCTGCAAGTTATTGAACAAGTGACCAACGGCAACATACCCACGGCATCGGCGATGCAAATCATCATGACCAGCTTTCCCGATGTTCCGCCAGAAACAATCCCTAATATCCTAGAACCCATCGCAGCGAAAGCCTTCGCCTCTGACGACTCCGCCAGCTTCGCCGAGGCTGACGAGCTGGCGAGGCACTCGGAGTCCAAGTTCTGCGGCGCCATGTCCAGAATGCTGGAACCAGCCAAGCGGCTCGTAATGAATGCCAACAGCCTCGAAGAGATACGCGATGAGATTCTGGAACTGTATTCCGAAATGGGTGCCGAAGCGCTGAATGACGTGCTGGCGGGAGCGATGGAGGCGGCGCTGCTGCGGGGGATGGGGAGCGCCAAGCAGTGAAAATAGAAGCCATCCCGAAAAAGCTCCCGTTCCAAGAGGCCATAGACTATTTCCGCAAAAAATATGTGAACGCAGCCAATGTGGACACATACACGCACCTAAAAGGCGACATCCACGACAGGGCATTCATGGTGGCGGGGGGAGTGCCAATGGACGTTCTGGTGGACATACGCAAATTGGTTGACAAGGCCATCGCCGAGGGGACGCCGCTGAAAGAGTTCCGCGAAGGCTTTGAAAAAACGATAGAGAACAGGTGGGTGCCGAAGCAGAACACTGGCTGGCGGGCAAAAAAGATTCTCGACACCAACACAGACGTCGCGTATTCCGCTGGCCGCTACCACCAGATGAAGAAAATGGAAGACACCCACCCCTTTTGGCAGTACAAGCACAGCGGGGCCGTAAAATACAGGCCGGAGCACAAAGACTTGGATGGGATGGTGATCAGGGCGGACGACCCTTGGTGGGACACCTACTACCCCCCAAACGGCTGGGGCTGCGGGTGCAAAGTCGTCGCGCTGACGGAAGGCCAGGTGGCGCGGCGCGGGCTGGCCGTTACGACAGACCCGCCAACGCCAGAAATTGACCCGCACTGGGCATACGCGCCCGGCAGGCAGCAGCTTGTGTGGCCAGCCAGAGACCCCGGGGGCGAAAGGCCGTCCGACGCAGAGAAAGACCCCGGCAAATGGGTTGAGATGGACAAGAACCCAAAGACGTGGAGCGATTATGGACTGAAAGAAAAACTTGAGCCAAAAGACCCGGTAGGGCCAGACCCCTTGAATCCGATAGGGGAGTTTAGCCCGGAAGGCATAAAAGACCCCGTTGGCGCAGTCAAAAAAGTGCTGGGGGGCGACCAGCAACTATTCCACATAGACATAGACGGCCACAAGATTCCTCTTCTGGTTGACGCCAAAAGGTTTGCAGGCCATCTTGAAAACCTAGAGAAGGACAACAGGGGGAGATACTTAGGCTTCTTGAAAAATGTGCTTGAACCGCAAGAGGTGTGGCTCAAATTTGTGCAGAGGGAGGGCGGGGCCTACGCCGGAAGGGTGGAGGCGCGATGGACGCTTGTGTCTGCAGTAAAGACTGGCGCAAACGAGAGCTTCGTGCTTGTGACTGACGTAAACAGCCAAGGCATCATGGAGGCGTACACGTTTTATACGCCAGACAGAGCCAAAGACATCAAGAAGCTGCGAAGAGGCGTGCTAATGAAGGGAAACAAATAAGCTCGCCAGACACAGTGCGGCACGTCCGGCACATGCTTCCCCGCACCATATAGGCCGCACCCTGTTACAGGCGCAAGTCAGCACTCAAATGTAGTATCGGATTCTTTTTCAAAAAATCAAGAGGAAAAAATGCAAATAGAAGTAAAAATTGACGCGGCCGATGCCCAAAGTGCCATCGCAAGGGTGCTGGACTTCATGAGAGACCCCNCCCGCGTAAGGGAGGCCGTTGGCGAGCTGCTCCTTGATTCAGCGCAGAACAGGATAATGGCTGGCGGCCCCGCGCCAGACGGCCAGCCGTGGGAGCCGCTTTCGCCCGCCTACCTGCTGACAAAGAAAGGCCCTGGGATTCTCCGCGAATCCAACAAGCTTATGAACAAGCTCCGTTGGCAGCCCACGGAAGATGGCATAGTCATAGGCTCAGACAGGCCATACGCGGCCATCCACCAGCTAGGCGGGGTGATAAAGAAAAAGGCCAGGGACGGCACGGTGCGCCTGCGGAAAGTCGGGGGCCGCACCCAGTTCGCCAAGAAGTCCCACAAAAACGCCAGGACGCTGTCCGTCAGGTTCGGCGAGCACACGATACACATTCCCGCCAGGCCCTACCTTGGCGTCTCAGAGCAGGACAAAGCGGACGTAGTGGATGTCATCGGCGACCTGCTGCAAAAGGCACTGCGGGGCTAGGTGGGGGGCAAGGAAAAGAATAGGGGGCGTTAAGCCCCCCCTTTGTGCATCCGCTCTGGCGCGGCTACCGCCTCTCGGTATCCTGCGCTGCGCTTGGATACGCGAGACTTCCTTCGTTGGCCTTTGGTGGCACGTTGGTCGGCAATCCCGCTATAGGCGCTTCCCTTGGTTCGGCGCCGTTATGAGCGACTCCACCTGCCTTTCCAGCGCGTCCACGCGCTTGGATGTGGCCACCATGCGGCAGCCCAGCTCGAAAACGCAGTACGACAGTGTGAGGGAAACACACAATTCAAGCGTCTCTATCAGCCTTTTCCGCCGCCTGGATTTCGCAGTGATTGCGTCAATCTCGGCGTTTACCTCTCCAGAGGGGCCGGAAGGCCCTAGGAGCGGCGGCGCAGGTTTGGGCCGGCTGGCCCTCTCACCTAGCAGCCTCTTGGCTGTCTCTTCGTTGGCTTGTTCGTAGGTCGTCATTGCGGCCTCCTTTCTGATAGTGGTTTGACAAGCTGCTGGACGTCCTTCACGTGCTGCTCGGTGTCCTCCACTTGCTGGAGGATGGCCTCCTGGCGCCTG